TCACGTAGGAATATACCATTGTTTAAAACTGGAGTTGCCATAGGGCTTTAAAATTTAGGGGTTAATGATTAAATTATCGTTTAAAAATATTTGTAGGTCTGTTTATTTTTCTTGGTTTCTGATCTTCTTGTTCATCTTGATAAGTGGAAATATTCTTACGAGACTGTTCTGTTTTTAATTGTCTCACCGTTTGTTCCACTGCTGCATTCTTACCCTGCTTCATAAGACTTCCACGATACTCATCAGGATTAGAAAGTAACCAAAGAGCTTCTGCTATCAAAGGATAATTTGGCTCTACATATTGATACTTCTCTAAAAGATGGCCTAACAAGTTAGTAGGTTTACCTGATATAGAAGGATATTGTGGTTGAACAAGTCCTGAGTAAAGTTGAGCTTGTACTTTCTTATCTAATTTAAGACCGTTAATTTCTGCCGGTTTTAAAGCATTAAATACATTTTGTACATATGCATCAGCTGCTTGTTCTTGTTGTTGTCTACGTTGTTCTTGTTCAGCCAACTGAGCTCTAACAATCTGCTCTTGCATTTGATCCAACTTTGGTTTAAATTGTTTAGCTTTCTTTTCTAAAGCTCCAATATCTTTCCAAGTTGCAAGTTCTTCTTCAATTTCTTCAGAATTACCAAAGTTTGTTGCTTGTAAATATTGACGAACAATAAACTCTTGATCATATTCATCTGAGGGATCCATTTCTCTAACATGCTCTGTAGCAGCTAAAGCTTGAAAAAGTCCTTTCAAATCCTGACCACCATCTGCTACATATTTTGCAGCATACTGTAATTCTTCAGGCAAACTTTCAAAAAACTGTGCTGGAGTTTGAGCAGCTACTTCTTGTTTCATATTAGAAACATTAGCCTGCCAAAGTTCCTCTATATCTTTCTCTGCTAAACCACCTAAGTATTCATCAAGAGATTGTTTCTTTTCATCATAGTCATCAAATGCAAACATTTCATTTGACTCTATTCTTTTCTTTAAAAATTCTACCAATCCAGACTTTTCTGTTTTTGGTCTTCCTGCTTTTTTAGGTTCATCAAACTCCTCTGTTATAACATCCTCATCTAAAATTTCTTTTAATTCTTGTTTAGCTTCTAAAGAAGGTTCCACTTTATCATTAGTGGTAGAATTAAAAGTTTTACTATCAGTGTCTAAAAAAGACAAATCCTGAGTTTTTTTACTAAAGATATTAGCTTTGATTTCTGTAGGAGCATCTGTTGGTGTGACTATACTGTCAGCTCCAGGGGCCCCAGCAAATAAACTATCAATATCTAAATCTACTTGTTGTACAGATGTCTGTACGTTTTGATTATCAGCCATATTTGTTTGGTTTTTTTAGTGTATATCTACACTATTAATATACTATTTTAAACTATAAAAATTTACAAAATCTTTTTTAACTATAGCTAAGGTATGGACTATATAGCTATAATTTATTTCTTCTTATCTTTAGATTTTGGAGTGTCATATTTATTTTTATTCACTCTAGCAATTTCTAATTGTTTTTGAGCTATAGACTGTTGAGCTTCAAGCTTTTGTCTTTCAACATCAATTTTTTCTTGACCCTGTTGTCTCTTGGTCATCTCAGATTCTCTCTTTAAATTCATAGCTTGTGTATTCTGGTCCCTTTGATTAATTTTATCTAAAGCATCTTGGTAATCACTAACTTTATTTTCATTAATATCCACCATAGATCCGTAACCAGCTGCTTTAATTTCAGCCACCCTAACATCATTTTCTCTATCAAGTTCAGCTTGTTCAGCTTTCCATTGAAGATCCATTTGTTTTTGTTTCTCTTCAGAAGCCAACTGCTCTTGTTGCATTTGTTGTTGATGTTGTTGTTCTTCTTGTCTTTGTTTATTAACCTTCTCTTCAGATTGTTTAAGAACACCAGTAAGTTCTGCAATAGATTCTGCTTTAATGATATTTCCTAAATCATATATAGAAGCTCCTGTAGCATTATTTTGAATAGCTAATTGTTTAAGCTGTTCCATTATAGAACGTGTATTAGTCTTGGTAGTACAGAATATATTAAGATCTCTCATTAAAAGATCTGTGCCATTCATTTGGAAATTTACCTTTTCATCAGCAGATGTTATATATTGAAGACGAATACTTGGTTTCTTAGATAGATAATACTGAGCTAAGTCAGTTCTCATCTGATGCACACGAGGCATTAAGTTATCACTATGCTGTATAAAGTATTGTTCTGTCTGTGCATACGAAGCATTGGCAGCTTGTTCTACTCCTGTAGCAGTTTGTTGTTGAGCTATTTGCCCACCCATACGTTGCTGATTAAGACCAATAACAGCAAAAGCTTCGGTTTTAAAATAGTTAGCTAATTGTATTCTAGACAGTAAACGTGTACTTTGTTCTAAATTAAGCACTTGATAATGCTGAAATGCAAGGGCATTCTCAGTATTACTAATTGTAGTATCTAATGGTAGCATTTGAAAGTTCTTCATTGCTACATAAGCTTTAGAAAAATTATTCTTACCCCAATCTTCACCCATAGAGTGACGTGGTAAGGCATTCTGATCAAGCATGATAACAGTACCTAGCTCATCTACTAATATATCAGCTATCTGATTGTTTACTATATTGTAACCAATTTGGAATGGTTTCATTAAGTCTACTAAAGCAACTGATCTAGTATTTCTATCTCCAAATACACATCCTTCTACAGGAAGTTTACAACCATACAAAGTAGTATCTCCTTTAAATTGGAAAGGAACACGTCCTGGACGACCACCGTTAAGTCCTAAATAAATAGGATTTAAACCACCTGGGTTATTCATACCCCAGAATGCAGGACGGTTAGGGCCAATCTTTACACCACCCCACACTTCATTAATCCATATCCAATCTATATGTTCACCTTGTACTAATGTATCTTTGGTTTTTTGCTTATAAACTGAAGTGTTATATTGTGGCTTTTCAGTTACTTTATAATCTTCTGATATAATATCTTGAGATAATTCTCCTTCCGGACTGATCCTTGTAAGGTGTCCAACCTTTCTTTGACTCTTCCAATAGATAGTTGAAACCCTAAGCATGTAACTTTTACCAAAGTCTTGCAAGTCTTCTGAGTCTGAAAGAATCCATTGTACAATGTCTCCAAACTGACTTCCGGCATCATATAAAGAAGTAAATTGTCTATAAGCCAAAGAAGGCATTTGAGTATTCCATTCATGGGATCTAGTTGGGTCATAGTATGTTCCATCATTTTGATATCCTTGTATAGCATAACCAGCTGAACGAGCTGGGTATATTGCTTCTAAAGCTTCTAATTGTTCTTGATTCATCATCCATCCAAACTTATCTATAACATCTGATATAGACATCATATCCATTTTACCTACCCAGTTACCCTGAGAAATGTAACGTATGTCAGGACTTTTATGGTAGAATGTAAGTAGAGGATTCCAAAGTTCTACTTCATAATCATCTTCATTCATACTAAAATGCCAAAACTCTCTATCTGTAATAAGCATATCTCTAAAAGCCATCTCTTCTAATTCTTGCATTCTAAATCTTTCTTCATCCACTTTCATTTGATGATCAGCCCATTCTTCTATCATAGAACGATAGTCCTTTCTAAAAAAAGATTCTATTTCTGGAAGAGTTTTAAGCTTTTCAGGATTCATAGCTTGTTGAGCTTCTTCAGATTGAGGATCCATACCTTGCTTAATCAATATTGCTGTCATCTTTTGTTGAGCTTGTTGAAGAAGAGTTTGTTCAAGCATTGCTCTTTTGTCTTCTAACATCTCATTATAAGAAGTGTCATCCACTGCTCTAAACATCACTCTACTACTTCTTTTAGCAAATTCATTTGTAAGAACATTAATTACATTAGGAATAATTGGATAGAACTTAAGTTCAAATGCTGATACATCTTCTTGAGTGAGTGTATCTATAAGATCGGCCATCTCATTATCTTCCTCTACAATATAATCTTGTTTGTCTATAATACCTTTAGCTAATTTATAATTCTTCATCAAACGTCTAGCATTACGTCTAAGTTGTCTCATACCCTGAAACTCTAACCAGTCAAGATTCCATGCTCTCCACTGATCATCTTTTTCTTTTTCTGATACAAATTGAAAAGGCTGAATAAGAGTACCCATTTTATTGTACTCTACCTTTGCACCAGCTTTTAATTGTAAGGCATTATATATTTGCATAATTAATTAGTTAAAAGGGTGGTGTATGTTATACTGCTTGTTCCTATGGCTATTGTAGCTGTTGTACATACAAATGTGCCGGCATTTAAATCTGAAATTGTAGTAGTATTCATATTTTATTTTATATTTCTAAATGGATTACGAGAAGGTTTCATCATAGATGATGAGCTTTTTCCTGTTCCAATATGTCTAAAGGGACTATAATTTAATTTACTAAATTTTCGTGAGATGTCCAAGTTTTTGTTTGTATCCTCTACACGTTTAGACATTCCTCTATTAGCTTGTTGTACTTTGGCAAATGCTACCAAAGCACAGAATGCTACAAGTCTATCCACGTTAAGTCCATCATAATAAGCTTGCATTTCTTTAAGTAACATTGGGTCTGGTATTCTTTCTACACCATATATGGTTTTGGTTATTGTTCCATCTGGTTCTATCTCATGATCTAATTCTTCTTGTAAAAACTCTATACCGTAACTTAAAATAGTACCTTTAAACAATGTACCAACGTTTTTCCATCCATATTCTTGGAATACATTAGCATTAGCTCCTATATCTTTTAGAAATAACATCATGCTCTTAGGTATAAGATATCTTTGTTTCTTTCTTTCCATCATGTAGTGAATAAACAATGACACGTTATTCTCTACTAGTGTCCAGGCATTATACCATTCTACAATAAGTTCTAATCTTTCATGAGTTTTCTTTAAATCATCAAAACGGCCACACCATGATGCAACTATACCATCTCTTTCTATGACATGGTTTATATTATCACCATCTTTTTTAATTACTTCTACAGCATTTTTATAAACATATATAGAACAAAGAGAATCTGATGTAGTAGTTTTACCTTCACTCACTGGATCCACACTAGCATAATACATGCCGAATGTCGGATTTTTACAAGGACGTTCATAAACACATATCACTCCTTCTTTATCATCAGCTTTTTTACTTAATGGAAATTCCATAATAGGAGCTTTTCTAGAAACCCTATCTACAATTTTACCTTCGGCATCTCTGCTAAGTTCCAGATACTCAACAGGATAGAGTTTATCTTCTATACGTTGAAGCTGTTTAGAAACAAGATGGGGAGGAAACACTGACTCCTTTCTAGTAGCAAAAGCCTCTTCTATAGTGGTAGGTTTCTGAGATATACGAAGCTGATATTGATCAGGAGGAAGATCTTTATACCATTGTTTACGTTCTTCTTTAATAGCTTCCAAAGCTTCTTTTACTAATGAGTTACCTGCCTCATCTATGTACGGAGGCATGCTCCACTGTTCTGGAATAAATAACCCTGTTTCTCCAATTGTCCCTTTGTTATCTATTAAGTTGGTCTTTACAGCAAACATCCCATACCTGTGTGGGTATAGTATCATATCTTTCAACGGCTGACATTGTTCAAGATCACCCACTGAGCCGGCAGCTATAAATGTACCAGTGGTCACCATACCAGATTGCATGGCTGGTCTCATGAACTCATATGTGTCCATCATCTTAGGAGCAATACCTGCCTCCTCATGAAAGAAATATGTTACGGGACCACCCACACCATTTGTAGGATCTTTCTCAAATGATGTACCAGTGATGATGCTTTTATT